CGCGACCGCCCGCTTGCGGTGCGCGCGCCGAACGGCCGGCTTTTGCCGGATTCCGGCGCGGACGTACCCGAAACACAGTTCTGGAACCGGCGTCTGCGCGACGGCGATGTGATCGCCGCCGAACCGTTCGAAGCGGCGCCTGATGAGGTGCGCACATGAGCGGATCGCTTGCCTTCAAGTATTTCCCGTCGTTGACTTGGCGGCCCTCGGGCGTCAATGCCGAGTTTGACGCCAGCCAGGCCAATACCGCGACGCAGAATCAGCGTGCGCTGCTGATCGGCCAGATCCTCGGGTCGGGCACCGCGACGCCGAACATTGCGGTGCAGGCGTACAGCCAGGCGCAGGTGAACCTGTTGTGCGGCGTCAATTCGATGCTGGCGCTGATGTATACCGCGTATCGTGCGATGGACCCGTTCGGCGAGGTGTGGCTCGGCCCGCTGGCCGACGCCAGCGGCGGCGTCGCGGCGACGGGGAACCTGAGTTTCACCGGCCCTGCGACCGCGGCCTGGACGTTGCCGATGTATCTGATGGGGGTGTCGGTCCCGGTGGCGGTGAACCAGGGCGACACGGCAACGACGATTGCCACTAACGTCGCCGCCGCGATCGCCGCTGCCTCGGGCATTGTGTGTTCGGCCGCGGTGGACGGGACGCACGCGTATCAGGTCGATCTGACCGCGCTGCACAAGGGCCTCGCGCTGAACGACATCGACATCAGGTTCGCTTATTACGGCGCGCAGAATGGCGAGACCATGCCGCCGGGGGTGGGCTGCACGATCACGCCGTTCTCGGGCGGCACCGTCAATCCGATCCTGACCACGCTGCTGGCCAATCTCGGCGTCCAGCTTTTCGACTATATCGCGCTGCCCTACACCGACACGACCAGCCTGAATGCGTTGCAGACGTTCCTGTCCGACTCGTCGGGCCGCTGGGCGGCGGAAAACATGCTGTACGGGCATGTCTTCGCGGCCTATCGCGGCACCTTCTCCAACCAGACGACGTTCGGCACCGGGCGTAACGACCAACATGCGAGCATCCTGGGGTTCTACGACAGCCCGACCCCGGCCTGGCTGGAGGCGGCAGACTGGTGCGCGGCGCATGTGATCCGGCTGCGGGTCAATCCGGCGCAAGGCGTATCGACGCAGTCGCTCAATCTGCTGGCGCCGCCGATCGCCTCGCAGCTTGATCCTGGTGAGCGCAACACGCTGCTGTTCGACGGGATCAGCACGTTCACGGTGAACGCCGCGAATCGGTGCCAGATCGACCGCTCGATCACCACCTATCAGTCGAACGCATCCGGGCAGCCGGACAATTCGTACCTGAACACGAACCTCATGTTCCAGGCGATGTATGCGGCGCGGTATATTTCGGCGCAGATCACCAGCCAGTTCATCGTTCCGGGCAAAATCCTGGTGAGCAACGGGACGCCGATCGGCCCCGGATCGCCGGCGACGACGCCGAACGCGATGCTGGGTTCGGTCGTTGCGGTCTATGCGTATCTGGCGAGCATCTTCATCGTGCAGAACGTGCAGAAGTTCGCGTCGAATGCCTATGCGACGACAGGCACCAAGGGCCAGGTCCTGATGTATCTGCCGATCGACTTCTCCGATCAGGTCATCAACGTCGGCATCCTGGTTCAATTTCAGCAGTCCACATAAAGGCTAATCCATGTCAGGGACTTTGGCGCCCAGCACGCCGACCAACCGGCGGCTTGCCGGGCTAACCGCATTCAGCGTCAACGGCAGCGCGTTGCCGGTGATCGAATTCACCTGGGACCCGGCGGTCGCGGAAAACGAAACGATGACCAGCCTGTCCGGGGTGGACGGTTATGCGCAGAAGCCGGTCGCGCCTTACATCTCGGGCAAGTTCCGCGATTCAGCCGCGGTCAATGTGACCGGGTTCACCACGCTGACCAACGCGACGGTGGTGGTGCTGTTGGCGAACGGCAAGCAGATCGTCGGGCACAATCTCTGGTATGTCGGCCGCCCGGGCGTGTCCGGCGCGGATGCCGGATTCGACTTCCGGTTTGAGGGCGTGGCCGGAACGATCCAGGAAATCGGAGGCCCGTCATGAGCGTGGACTGGACGCCCGTGCCTGAGCCGGTGACCTGGACGCTGCCGAAGCCGGCGACCGAGGGCGGGCTGTCTTATTCGACGGTGACGATGTCGGCGCCGACGGCCGGGGACATCCTGAAGGCAACGGCGGTGCGCGGCGCGTCGGGTGTGGACGTGACGTTGCGGCTGATCGAGGCGGCCTCGGCCGAACACGTGCCGTACGAGGTGCTGAAGAAGCAGCCGTCCTGGCTGATCCAGCAGATTTCCGAATACACCGAGGAGTTCGCGGGCGCGCCGGCCCCCGACCCTTTGGAGTCCTGGCGGGCGGCTCGCCGCGCCGCGGCTTTGGCGCCAGTGGGCGAGAGCCCGGCGGCGTCCTGATCGCGCTGGCGCGGTCGGGCGAGCTCGAGATTCTGGCGGCGCGGGTTGGCCGGTTCTACGGCGAGGGCCTGCGCTGGGCGCTGGCGCTGACGCTGCCGGCGCTACTGCGCTGGGGTGGGCTGATCCCCGAAATCTCGGGGCGGGAACGCGGGCGGTGATGAGGGCGTGGGTTTTCATCGCTGCAGCCGGCGCGTGCGCCAGGTTTCCGGCGGGGGATTCGAGCGGTGGAACTGCGAGAGATGTCCGAGCCACAGGGCGATATCGGGCGGCATGACAGCGTCACCGCTTGCCCAGCGTCGCACAAGGCGGTCGTCACATCCAAGGGCTTCGGCCAGCCCCCTCTGCGACCACCGCAGCGCCGCCAGCGCATCGCGAAGCTGGCAGGGGGTCATGCCCCCTCCGCGCGCCGTTATCCCACCCATTTCAGCAGGGCAATCGCCGCGCCGAACAGGGCGGCGGCCGTGCCGACGCCGGTGGCGATCAAGGTGTAGGGTGCGAAACGGATATCCTGGTCGCGCTTGATGCTGTCGAGAAGTTTCAGCATGGCGTGGTTTTGCATCACGCGGATGCGCGCTTCCTGCTCGCGAAGGGTGGCTTCGGTGGTGTCGCTCATTGGGGCTGGCCCTCAATCAGCCGGGGACAATTCCCTCGGCTATGTCCGCAATATAAGGACAAGAGACGGCATTGTCCATGAAAGTCTGTAGCATTTTATGCTCAGGCGTCGGACAGCGGATCGCTCAGCGCCTGGTCGATGGTGAACGGCGCGGCCTGGGGCAGATCGAGCAGCCCGGTTTCATCCAGCGCATCGGTCCGAGCGCGTTGATAGGCGACGAGGAACAGCTCCGGCAATTTGCTCCGGAGCGAAGGATTATCCACCAGCAGATCCTCGATCTCCTGGCGCTGTGTTCGGACCGTCGATCGCCAACTGCGGCTGCGGTGCTCGGGCTGAAAGTGCCATTTGAGCAGGTGCTGCAGCAGTCTTGCCAAGCGGTTGCGCAGTTCGCGGCGTGTGTTGCCTGCCACGGCTTCGATTTCCTCCGCGATGTTCTGCCAGTCTATCTCGGCCTCATTGACCAGTTCGCCCGCGGCCCGGCGTCGAAGCAAGCCGGCTTGGCGCTCGGACCAGGTCAGGAAGTCGGTTTCATAGTCACTCATGGGGTCTCCTGGGCCGGTTGGTCAGAACGGGGGCGGGAGTGACAATCCTGTGCCGCGCGGGATGTTTGCGCCCTTGTCTCGCTGGCGCGCGCTGCATCCAGCGTTTCAGGGTGCGCCGTCCAGGCATCGAGCAGCAGCCACGCCCAAAGCGGCACCTCCTGGACGCCGCGCCCTGATCTGGTTCGGCCCCAGCCCGACACTGTTTCCTCGTGCACCCCGGTCAGCAGGGCAAACCCCCGGCCGGTCAGGCCGAGGGATTTGAGGGCGGCGCGGAAGTCGCCGGTCATGACGCATCTTTCAGTTGTTCGACGTCGCTCTGCAACCGCATGATCTGGGGCTGCATGACGCGCATGATTTCGGTGGTGGTCAGCACGTCATCGACCGCGCCGCGGGCGGTGCGTTCGACCCGGTCAGTGGTGGCGAAGTTCACGATGATGTCGTCGCGGGTCTGGTCAACCGTGTGCTGTAGCCGATCGATGCGAGCCATGATGTCGCCGTGTCGTCGTCGCTCATGGGTTTCTCCGTCGGGAAGGCCGTTCCCGATGGGGAGAGATTACCTGCACAGTGCGGGATTGTCAAGACGATTATGCACCGTGCTGGATTTGGTTTCGTCCGGTTGGGTGGACCGCGATCATGAAAGTTGACCGCTTCAATGGCAGGTAAGTCGGCCGGTTTCGCGATCAGCGTCGGCATTCAGGACGACGCGAGCAAGGGCCTCGATGCGATCAACAAGCGCATCGCGGCGATGTCGGCCCCGGCGGAGCGGTTCAACAAGAGCCTGGCGAAGTTCGGCGAGGTCACCGGCATCAACCGCGCCGCCGAGGGGATGCAGGCGCTGGGCGACCGGGCGCTGGGTGCCGCGCGGGCGATCGAGCGCATGGCCGCGCCGATGGCCGGGATCACCGGCGCGGCGAGCCTCGCAGGGATCGCGGAGATGAGCCGCCGCTGGGCGGATGCGGGCAACCAGATCAGCAAGACGGCCTATCTGCTGAGCATGCCGGTCGCGAAACTGAGCGCGCTGCGCGGCGCGGCGGAGCTTGCGGGCAGTTCCGCCGACGCGATGGACAGCAGTCTGACGGGCCTCGACAAGACGCTCAACGACGCGCACTGGGGCAAGGCGAGCGCGCCGGTCGTCGCCTTGCTGAATCAATTCAAGATCGCGTTTCACGGCGCCGGCGGCCTCGCGCGGAAGAGCGGGGATGCGATCGGCGAGGTTTTGCGCGCGGCTTTGACCTACAAGGACCCGGACGCGCAAAAGCATTTCCTCGAAATGCTGGGTGTTTCGCCGGACTTGCTGCCGCTGGCGAGGGCGGGGCTGGAAAAGGAGCTGCAACGGATGCAGCGGACCGGCGCCGTGATGACCGAGGACATGGCGGAACACGCCAAGACGATGAA